AGATTGAATTATAAACGGTACTCGACCACCAATATTCGTAGTGGCCATTAGGATTCTGCCACGACCCCTTGTCATTCTGATAAGGTAAAAGCTGAAAGGTGCCGCTCATCATTCCGAGGTCGTTGAACGTCGTCATCAGCGCATTGATGGCCGTGCGGTTCAGCCACATTATATATAGCTGTCCCACCGACGGCAGAAAGCGTTGCTCCGTATACATATAGTCTGATCCCGCGCAGAATAGTGCCGCCGTTGGCTCCACGCAGAAATCAAGCAGCTTTGCCGTGTTCATGTTGCCGTCCATGTCGGCGCGGGCGCGGTTCTGACAGTCTTCCCATGCCTCGCCGGTGCCGTTGTTGTTGATATAGGGCATCGTGGGGATATATGTCGCATAGTCGCGGGACTTGCACCACACCATCGTTTCCTTTGACAGCGAGTCGGGAGTCATAACAAACGATGTGTCTGCGGTGCTCACCAATATGCCGAGGAAACTGCTTCCGTCGGTATATTCCCCCTTTTCGGTGTCTATATCCCACTCGGCCTCGGCCTGATACTCCGCGTAGTCGTCGCTTACATTCGTGGTAATGAACGGCACCTCTCGGTAATATGATCCGTTACCGTCTTCGTCGCCGTCATAGCCGATGTCGCAATATCCGAGGGCGTGGACGCCGATGGGGAGGTTCCATAGTTCGAGAGTCCTGCTTTCGATGGCTGACACCTCGACAAACTGAAACGACGCACCAAGCCCCGCAATCTGCGAGAACACGGCGTAGCGGTAGCCGTGCGGGATGTCAAACTCCACAACGCCCGCCTCGTCGCACGTCAGTTCCTGCCTTGGCAGCGAAACAGCCGGGTAACCTTTTGAGCTGAACACGTCGAGCCACACCGTAGCCCCCGCGCCGCTCACTCCCGCGGTGCCGTCATAGCCCCGCACCTTTACCGTGACGTGTTCCCGCGGTATCTCCCCGAGAACCTCCACCACTTCGCCAACCGCGTTCACAAGGCCAAGCAGCGTCCCGCCCACCATGTCCGGCGTGATTGACTTCGGCATTACTGCCCCTCGGATCTCCTCCGAGGTCGCCCGCAGCTCCGCGGGCTTCCATTCTTCTTTCATCGTCTTTCCTTTCTTTGATGATGTCGTTTATAATGTCCTTTCCCTTTTGCTATCGTTATGAGAATGTCGCCGTAAACCCGACGTCGAACACCGACGCCCTCGTCGATTGTGCCTTGACCCTGTCGGCCACGATGCCCTCGAAGTCCGGCTTTATCACCTCCACACGCTTGTTCAGCAGCCACGCAAGCTCCCGCTCCGTCACCTCCGTCGCCGGGCACACACTCTCCGCCTCGTAGCGGCTCGCCGTCCTCGCGTCCGCGATGTCTTCGCCCTCGTAGGCTATCTCCGCGCCGTAGCCCGGCGCGTCCGTCACGCTCATGCCGTTGCGCAGCGCAAGCGCCCATACGCCCTCCGCGCTCCCCGTCGCCATCAGCGCCACGTCTATAAGGCTCTGACCGTCTTTCGCTCTCACTATCATTCCACTCTGATTATTCCGTCATCACTCACCGACACGCGGCGCACCGCCACGCCCGCCTCCCGGCACATCTCCCGCGCTCGCGACGCCCACATGCGCCCCGCTATCCCGTGCTGCATCTTCCGAACCTCCCCGCCCAGAAGCGGCCACTCACGCCACTCCCCGCGGTTCGCCACAAGAACATGCTCTATCGTCTGCTGCTCCGTCCCGGCCACCACGCAGCCCCCGCCCTCTATCACGAGGTCGCCGCAGTTCTCCTCTGTCGTCAGTCCGTTCATTTTATCGTCGTTTAATCGGTGTTTAATAATCCGTTGATTCTATCACATACTCCGTGTCGCTCAGAGCCGTTATCTCTATCACCTGGCGGTTCGAGTGCGTCATCTGCTTTGCCGAGAAGCCCGTCACCACCATCCGCCTTATCCCGAACACGTCCAAAAACGCCGAGCTCACCTCCAGCGCCTCCGGTCGCTCCAATATCTCCCGCAGCTGAGCCACCGCCCGCTCCGGATATTGGTCTATTATCTCGCCGTTATCGTCCGTCGCCACCAGCCCCACGCTCATGCTCAGCTGATAGTCCCCGTCCGTGATATACTCCTTTATCGTTCCGGCGCGCCCCACGAGCGCAGTCTTCACCACCTCTTTCTGCAGGCTCACGTTCACCGTCACGTCGTTCATCAGCAGCAGCCCCTCATCCGGAACTTTCACCACCATGTCCGTCAGCACCGTCCGCCCGAGCCAGTAATCGCCGCTTCCGCTCCACCGCTCCTCTCCCTTGTTTATCGGCTGAGAACCCTCTGCCGAGCCTCCGGGCATGGAGTAGCCGGGCAGAGTCCCGAGCTTGTAGTCCTCCTGCTTCATCACGTCCCGGTCTTTGTTCAGACGCAGTCGGTATGCAAGCCCCTTGGCCTGTATAGCCACACCGCTCGCTATAAACCGGGCATTGATTATGTCGAATTTATACTCCTGCATGATGTTGTCTTATAAAGCGTAGTTCGCGTCGTTCACTGCCGAAAGCAGAGCCTCGGCCACCGCGTCCTTGATTCTTTCCTTGCTTTCGCTCAGATTGGTTGTCGTGATTGTAAATTTGTCGATAAGTCGGTCGATGGTGATATTGATGTTCTTGACACGGTCGGTTTCCTTGGAGGCACCTCCTCCGACACCGCCGAGCGCACCGCTGATAGGCGAACCGCCGCCCGCGCCACCGCCATCTGCGCCGCCACCGTCCCCGGCAGGAGCACCGCCGCCCGAATTGTCAACGGGCTGCTCGGGGTGATCCGCAGCCCATGAGCGGTCAGCGGCTTCACGTCCGAGGCGGGCAATTTGGCTAAGTTTAAGTTTCTTGGCCAACCAGTTGTACTTGTCGATAAACCAGTTTATGAGCGAGTAGAATTTATCCCGCACCCAATCTATAATCCTGCCGAAAAAGCCCTTTATCGCGTTGGCAACGTTTTTGAACGCGGTAACAAGAGGCTTGCATATCGCGCTGACTTTCTGAATGACGGCGTTAATTACCTTTACGACAAAATTGCGGATAGCGGCTATCCATGACCGTATTTTGTTGACGACGGTCATAAAGATATTGACCACTTTCTGCACCATCGACTTTATGCCGTTCCAGAGGCCGACAAAGAACGAGGATATATTCTGCCACAAGCCCGAGAGCCACTCCCAAAGGGCGGAGAAAAGTGCTTTAATACCCTCCCACGCCGTAAACACGGCCACGCGGAAGCCATAACACTTGTCCCATAACTGCTGTATAATGGCAATCACGGCGGCAATGGCTGCGGCTATCCATCCGACAATTGGGATATTCATTATGGCCACGCCGATAGAGCGGCAGACGTTTTGCGCGAGAACCTTGAACGCGAGCCAATAACCGCCCGAGGCCGTTATGGAGGCGTTCATCATCACAAGACCCGCGCAGACATTGCGTATCGAGGACACCACGCCCGAAAACGCGCCTTTGAAATTGACGCTTTTCAAAAATATCACAGCCTTGGCCGCGCCCCATATCAGAGGCACGAGCTGAGAGAGCGGTGTGAGTGCGCCCAATATAACCTGCGTCCATATACCGAGGTCGCCGCAGCAGTTGAAGATTGAAATCTTAAAATCGTCGAACCTCGCCTGAACGCGGGCAAGACGCTCGTTATAGGTCGCCATCACGATGTCGGCCTGATCTATCGCGGTGGTCGTGCCTGTAATGGCCTCCGTCCATTGCTGAACCTTGGGGACACCCTGCACGAGAGCCATTGCAGCGGCGGAGTTCTCTTTGCCGAACAATTTGCTGAAAAGCGCGTCGTCGGCCATCACGGGTTTAAGGATCTGCAGACGCTCGGCGAGCGACTTGGATTTATCGGTCAGATCATTGACGCTTATTCCGGCGGCTGCAAGTTCCTCCTGCACATCTTTGGGTAGGAAACGGCCTTGGGCGAGTGTCGACATGACGTTTCGGAGAGCGACACCGCCCTCCGAGCCTTTTTTGCCCGCTTTGTCGAGAACCTGTATCGCGGCGTTGGTTTCCTCAAAGGAAACACCTGCGGCTTTCGCGGCCATACCGCATTGTTCGAGGGCGACCTTTATGGCGGGCAGTTCCGCAGAACCCTCGCGAGCGGCTGCGGCCATCGTGTTCATCATCTCCCACATTCGGTCGGACGCGGCCATCGGGTCGTCGAGCGACACGCCGTATTGGTTCATCGCGGTTGTCAGAACCTCGGCAGCGGCCACCGCGTCGTTGTTCATCATCTTGCTGAGAGTGGCGACGTTGTTGCCCATGTTGTTCAACGCCTCGCTGTTCTTTGTCAGTTCCGGCGAGAGTTGGGAGAGGAGTAATTTGTATGAATTGACCGCTCCGGCTGCTGATACGCCGAACTCCTTGGCCGACGAGCGGGCATATCTTTCGAGAGTGGCGTATTCCTCGGCGGTAACACCTGCAATGGCCTCCAGTTCGGCGAGCTGAGATTCAAGCGCAGCCCCCGGCGCGAGCGTGTCGTTCATCGCTTGCCCCAGGTTCTGAACATACTGCGTGATCTGATTGAACGCAAGTATCTTCCCCTCGAATGTGTCCCACACCGACGAGGTCGCCCGGAGATTCCGCTGGAGGGTCTCTACCCCTCCCGAAATCTCGGCGACCACGGCGTTGCAGTTTCCGCTTATGTTGAATGCGTAGTTGAAATTGTAGTTGCTCATTCCTTGGCGGGTGTGAATAGTTTCGCGAGGACTCTTGCTGTGTTTTCAAGCCGGAAATTCTCTATCCACACCGCTTGTTGAAACAACATAGCCCATTGCTCGTCGTCGAGCGTGTCCGGGTCGGTGTGGAAATTGGCTCGTATCAAGGCGCACCCTTTCGCTATCTCGCCGGGGTCGTTCTCCTCCACGCCCCCGGCGAGTTGGTACGCCTCTACAAGTTTTTTAGCTTAGACACGCACTTGCCGAAGATGTTCTGAAGCTCCCCGGTCGTCTGCAGTTTGTAGACGGCGTCGGTCTTCATCATCGGAGAGCCGCCGAGCCAGCAGTTGTCGAACATCACCTCTGCGGCTTTCACGTCGTTCCCCTTGGCCGTCGCCGAGAACGCCTGCATCGTCTTCATGTCCGGGCGGCGGAAATAGCCACGGTGCAGTTCCTTGAACTCCGGGTCGGCCACCTCGATCTCCACCACGCGCCCGTGGCGGCCTTTCCACTCCGCTATCTTCTCGGCGGTAACGTCGCCGTTGACTACGGTGAAGTCGGTGGTGTCAATCTCTATCTTCTCAAAATTGTTTGTCGGGTTATCCATGCTTTTGCGGTTTTGTGCCGGGGCGGGCTTCTCTCTCCGCGCCCCGGCGGGTTATTGATTGTTTATGATTGGGTGTCGATCCTCCCGACTCACACTCCGTCGGGCTTGCCGTATTCTATGTGGCTCGGGAGCAGAGGCAGTTCCACCTGCTGGTTCATGTCCCCCTCTTTCCAGTCGCGAACATTCTCCGTAAACTCGCAGTTGCGGATCTTGTCGACTACTATCACTCCGTTGGGAGGCATATACGCCACCTCGATGTCGAATGGTGCGATGTCCTGCAGTCGCCCCGTGGGCGAGTTGCGGCTTATCGCCACCACCTCGCTCATGTAGAGCGTTATCTTCGCCTCGGGCGTGATGCGCCCGCGACTGCGGCTTACCGGGTGTCGCCCCGCGCCGTAGTTGTTCTGCTTGTCCTGCTTGTCGGAGTAGCTCACGGCGGTGATCCCGGTCACGGGCACGCCGTTGATGCACGTCTTCACGTCGCCCCACGCATACTCCTCGCCGTTGATCAGCGGCACGCCGTTGTAGGCTGCGTCTAATGGATTCATTCTCTTGTCGCGTTAATGGTTATACACTTGTGGCGAACCCTATCTCCAGGTCGAGATTGCGCATTACCCCGACGGGCACGTTCTTTATCACGCCGCGCACTCGCGAGGTCGACAGCACGTTCTGGTCGGGGTCGATGTCAAAGCGGTAGCCGCTCAGTTCCCCGGCTTTCTCCATGTCTTCGAGTGCCTTGTTGCCTGTCGTGATCAGATGTTCCACGGCGGTGCGCTCCAGTTTCCCGGTGCTCGCCTCCACTTTCATCGGTCGTCCGAGCTTCGGCAGCAGGTAGGTGCGGATTCCGCGCACGGCCTTGTCCATCGTCCGCACGTCGTTGATATAGGCATAGTCGCTCGTCGGCACGTCGAGGGTGTGGTTGTCGTTGAAGAACGACCCCGAGAAGCCGTCATAGGTGCGCAGGAAGATGAAGCGGCTCGCGTCGAGTTCCTCGATGGTGGCCGCGTCGAGGTCGCGGTATTTCGTGCCGTCGCCGAAAGCCGCCACCGCTATGTTGGTCGGGAACTGCTCCACCCACGCCACGCTCTGATGCACCTTGGCCTTGCTGACCGCGCCGAGCAGGTCGCCCAGGGCAGACACGCTCGCCTTGGCTGCATTCCCCGCGTCTTTGTAGAGCGCGGCGGCAGTCCCCTCGCCGTCCTGCGCGATGACCACCGACACATTCTTGCGCCCTGCCTTGGCATAACTTTCAAGCGATGTTACGTCGGCAACCTTGGGCGCGTAGAGTATCGACAGCGGTTTGTTCTGCGCTTCGAGCGTGGTGGCCACGCTCTGCAGGGAGTTGATTATGGTGTCGCTCAGTTCCACCGCGCCGTTCCATACGCCCACTTGACGCAGACGGCCTCCGGCGAAGTTTTGAATCAGTTTGATTTCAGAGAATGCGTTTGTACCCGCTGCGGGCTTGAAAATACCCACATAGAGGCTCACGCCGGGGTTCATATTGAAGATTGACTCCAAAATATAGTGCAGCACCTTGGTTTCCCATGCCGCAGCGTCGGCGGTGATACCGTATTTCTCTGCGGTCTCTATCGACGAGATCGTGTGAATGCGTTCCGTGGCGGTAAATTCCGGCGCGCCTCCGTCGGCCACGGGAAGCGTCGCCGAGTAGAACACAAGACCGCTTATGTGGTCTTCGCCCGCGAGCGACCGCACGAGGTTGCCGTTGGTTCGGGTAATGGTTAGGTTCTGCATTATGCCTCGGCGTTTTCGGGTTCGTCATTGATGGGTTCGCCCGTCAGTTCGTCGACCTCCGGCTCGTTGTCGGCGGGTTCCGGCACGTCGGCCTTGCTCGCCTTGCTCGCCGCTACTGCGGCCTTTAGAGCGGCGACCCCGCGCTTGGTGCTGAACACCTCGCGGTTCTGCAGCGAGTTTGCGTGGTTCTGAGCGTCGTTGCGGGTGTAGAATGCCGTGCCGTCCGAGGTTACATGCACCTCGTTGATGTCGGGATTCTGTTTCAGAACGTCGGCGGCTATCTTCTCGGCGGCTTTCGAGGCCACCGTGGCCGCGCCGTTCATTGTCGTTTCTTTCTTTGCCATTTTTATATGGTGTTTAATGGTTGTTTAATCGCTTTGTGAATATGGCCGCGCCGACTATCATCAGCAGCAGGGGCAGCAGCGAGAGGATGACCTGCAATGCGGCGTTGCCGCCGCGCTTCTCCTCTTTGGACTTGGTCTCGTTCATCTCCAGGCTCGCGGCCTCGGCTGTGGTCGCCGTTTCCCCGGCAAGAGTCGCGGCGGTCGCTTTCGTCGCCTTGGTGCTGTCGGTGGCTGCGGCCTCGGTCTGCTCCCGGCTGTCGCTCCGCTGACGCGCCTCACGCCTTTCGGTGGTGCGGCTCAGCAACGGCGGTGTCCCGGTCGCGCTGTCTCTCGGCTGCGACGTGTCGAATATCTCCGTCACGCGCTCGGTCGCCTCGTCGCGCTCGATGGTGGTTTCGCGCAGCCGTCTGAACTGCGCCTCCACCATGCGCTCCAATGTCGCCACCGTCGCCGAGTCAAGGCGGGTCGTCACCGTCGTCTGTACCGACGCGGACGATTGCGCCTCCGTGCGGCTTTCCTGCGCCGCTTTCTTTTGGGCGGCGCAGCTCGTGGCTAACAGGGCAGTTGTCAGCATGAGGGCAAGAGTTGATTTTTTCAATCGCATTGGTCAGTGTGTCTACTTTTTCCTGCAACTGCAACATATCCCTGCGGAGCGGCTCTACCACGAGCTGCATTATCATCTCGATAGCTTTCTTGTCGTTGTCGAGTTCATGCCCGCGAACGTCCGAGAGTGTCTTCTGAACGTCGGCGCGGAGCTGGTCTACCTCGGCCTTGTGCTTCGAGCGCAGGAACACCGCAGTCAGCAGCGCGGTCAGCGGCGCGGTGATGATCGCCGCTATTCCCGCAAGAATTGTTTCAGTCATTCGGCTGTCGGGTCGTTATTGGGTTATGCCTATCTCTCTGAGCCATGCCGACACCTCGAAGCTCGGGCACGCTTTCATCCACTCCTGCGGCTCGATCACGCCGTTGCCGTTGCGGTCGGGCGAGAGGTCGCGGTGGCCGATGATTTTCACCTTGGGGTGCCGGGCGTGGAAGTCGCGGACATATTTCGCCATCGCGGCTTTCTGCGCCGCCGTGCGCGTGTCCTTGGGCTTCATGCTCTTGTCGCAGCCCCCGGCGTAGACAATATGGCGGCTGACGCTGTTGTAGCCCGTCGCGCCGTTGGTCACTTCCCAGGGGTCTACCATCGCGTCCTCGTTGTTGTCGACGAGGCGTTCTATCCTGCCGTCGAGCCGGATGAGGTCGGTGTAGCCAACCTGCTTCCACCCGCGACCGCCCGCCGATTTGGGCGCGGTGTGCATACGCCGGATGTCGGCGGCTGTCACGTCGCGCCCCTCGGGGGTGGCGGTGCAGTGGATAACGAGATATTTAAGCGGTTTCGACATTCGGCTTACGCTTTGGCCGCGCTCACTATCGCGCCCAGTCCCTCGTTCTTGGTCGGGAGACACAGCGTATGGGTGCGCATGGAGAATACGTTTTCCTGCGTGGTGGGGTTGCTGGCCGCTTCCTGCAGATAGGTCTTCGTCGAGCCGTCGGCTCGCATTACGCGCTTGGTCGTGAATGCCACCGAGCACTGACGGTCGGTCGCTGCGGGTATCGCGCCGTAGGCAAGTTTCTTCTTGGTCGTGGCGTTGAAATAGGGGCACGCGTTGTATTCGTAGACCTCGAAGCCGTAGAGGCGCGAGATTGCACCGCTCTCATAGTTGTAATACTGAGCGGCAAACTTCTGATCCTGCTCCAGCAGGTCGGCCACATGGTCGGCGCACAGCACGAGGATACGTCCCTCGGCGGGTATCTTGGCCTTGTCGAATGCCTTTTTGAGCGCGATGATGTCCGAGCGCGTCAGTCGCTTGCGGTCGTCCACGACCTCGCCCGTGGTGAGAAGCACCGGGGTTTTGGCCGTGTGCTCGGCGGGCGCGATGGAGTGGATCGCCCTGCTGAATTTTGTTTCCGAGAATGCCTCCTTGTGGCGTTCTATCACCGAGGCCATCTTGTCGTAGCCGAGGGCGTGCAGCTCGTCGTCGGTGACGCGGGTCGGCTTGGTCTGATACTTGTCGAGCTTCACCGCGATGTCGCCGTCCTCGAGGTTGGTGATTTCGAGCGGATAGGTCGTGTTGTTCACGAGCACGTCGGGGTCTGCGCCGATGTCGACCATGTGGATGATGTCCTTGTCTACATACTGGCTGTAGTCGCGGATCTTATTGAACCATCCCACGGCCTCGGCGGCGGCGCGGAATGCCTTGACAAGCTCTCCCGTCCACGCCTCGGGATAAAGCCCGGCGCGGAGCGCGTTGGTCGGTGCGAGGCCGCCCATGAGCGACGTGCCCACGGCGATTGTGTCGAGCGCGAGTGCCCCCGCGCCCGGTGTCATGCCCACGGCAACGCCGAGGGTCGCGCCCATCACGCTTGTGGTCGCGAGACCGATAATCATGCCCATAAGGGCGAGAAGAAATCTTTTCATTCGTCTTTCTTTTGTTGGTTGTTGTTCATTGTTGCGGGTCAGAATTCGGGGGCGAAGCCGAAGTGCTCTCGGTAGAGGCGCACGTATTCGTCGCGGTTGTTGTCGCGCAGCTCGGCGAGTTGGTCTGCCGTGGCTGTCGGCCATGTCAGCTTGACATCGGTGGCCGCTCCCGAGCCTCCGGCGGCGGGCTTCACGAGGTCGAGGGGCTTCTGCGCTGGTGTCATGTCGGCGAATAGGGCGTTGAGGCTGTCGAGGCCTACCTGCTTGCCGAGGCTCAGATATTTCTCTTTCTTGTCGGCGGTGATGCGCTTCTCCTTGACCGCCCTGTCCACCGCGTCGGTGATGCGGGCGAGCGTCATGCTGTTCTTTTCTTCCTGCAGTCTGCCGATGGCCTCCACGGCCTGGTCTTCGGTCGAGCCGGGGGCAAGACCGAGTTTCAAGATGATTTTTTCCATGTTGCTGTTTGAGTTGTTATTTGGGTTTTGTTCTTCTTCCGTCGGTGCGGTGGCCGGGGCTTCCTCCGCTCTCTCCTTTACAGGGCGCGTCAGCAGCGGCAGGTGGTCGCTCTCCTCCCCGGCGGCGAGCGTCAGCAGTTTCCCCTCGTGGTAGAGGCCTACCTGCAGCGCGTCGTCGTTCGAGCCGATGTCGACTACCGACACCTCTATCAGTTTGCTCTTGGTCACGGTCGGGCGCGTCTGCCCGGCCACGAGCATTGACGGGTCTTCGCTCCATTCGAGCACGTCAAGCCCGGCGCTCAGCATTCGCAGTGTCCCGCGATCCCACTTCTTCGAGATGTTGCGCTCGTCCTCGGTGTCGTCGTCAAATTTGGGTGTGCCGTAGAGTATGCCGTTCTCGACGCGCAGGTTGGTCATTATGCCGATAGGCATATCCTCTTTGCGTCCGCGTCGGTGCATGAACAGCAGGATCGGGTTCTTCTCATACTGCGTGATGTCTATCCCCGCAGTGAGCACTCGCGAGCCGTAGCTGTTGATCCGCTCTGTCGATATGATTGCTTCTTTCATATATAGGTGTGATGTCTCAAAAAAATGTCGGCGCGGCTGTGTGGCACTTCACATTGTGAAAACCCTGTGCCGCCGCGCCGACGGGTCGCAAAAGGGGGTTGTGGCGGAGGCGGGATTTGAACCCGCGACCTCGAGGGAATGAACCTCGCGAGCTGCCGGGCTGCTCTACTCCGCGATGTCGTTCACGCCGCAAAATTCCGAATTATTCAACCTCCTGCAAAACAGAGTGTGAAAACTTTACACTCTATTTTTCCACGCCGTCTGTTTGTGCCAATTTTGCAGTCGAAAAATAACTTAAACCCAACCCCAAAACATCATTTTGTTATGAATGGCAAATAAGGTTTCAACAGATAAAAAGGAATTTGCGGAGGCTCTTTTCATGCAGGGTATGCCGCAAAACTCCATTGCCGAAAAAGTCGGCGTGTCCGCAAATACGGTCGGCAAATGGGTCAAGGACGGTTGTTGGGGCGAAAAGCGCACCGCGATGACCCTCACCCGAAAGGAGGTCACCAACAATGTCCTCCGCTCGCTAAACAATCTCGCCATCAAGCTCGGAGAGGCCGACCTTAAAGACGTGGGCGGTCTGGCCGATCAGATCGCCAAACTCTCGGCCACCATCTCCAAGCTCGACAAGGAGGCCTCCGTGGTCGATTTCATCGAGTGCTTCATCGCTTTCGGAAAATGGCTCGAATATCAGGCCGAGACCGACCCCGCGATCACCGCCGAGTTCCGGCAGATGGTCAACAAGTATCAGAACAAATATATCCTTGAACTCCTCGGGAGCAAGGTCGCTTGACAACACGCTATGGCTCGACACAACGCCCAAAGCCGCAAGGAGGCGATTGAGGAATGGAAACAATGGTGCGAGACGGTGCAGACGCGCTCCGTCGTGGCCGTCAGGGAGACGCCCGCACAAAAGGAGAAACGCATTAAGTTCCTCCTCGCCGACTATGGCCGTTTCTTCAATTACTATCTCGCCCACTATTGCGACGACGAGGAGACCGGGAAGCACACCGACTGCGCACCCTTTCAGATCAAGGCGGCGCACACCCTCCGCGACCATGACAATATCCAGTTCGCGGCGCGGTGGGCGCGTGGACACGCTAAGTCCGTCCATTTCGATGTCGGAATACCCCTCTATCTCAAGGCTCTGAAAAAATTGCACCTCATGGTGCTCGTCGGCAAGAGCAAGGAAAACGCCGAAACTCTCCTCGGCGACATTCAGGCCGAGTTCGAGTTCAACCAACGTTATATCGCCGACTTCGGCACGCAGAAAGTCGTCGGCTCGTGGGAGACCGGAAAGTTCGTCACCGCCGACGGCAGGGCTTTCTTCGCCCGGGGGCGCGGACAGTCCCCCCGTGGCCTCCGATACAAGCGTTATCGCCCCGACTATGTCGTAATCGACGACCTCGACGACGACGAGCTTGTCAACAACCCCGACCGCGTCGCCCGACTTACCAAGTGGGTCAAGGAGGCTCTGTTCGGAACTCTCGACGGCGGGCGAGGCCGCTTCTGCATGGTCGGCAACCTTATCGGCAAGTGCTCCGTCCTCGCCAATTTCATGGCCTCCGACGGCGTGGTCGTTTCAAAGGTAAACGCCATCGACCGAAACGGCAAGCCATCATGGGCGGCTAAGTGGTCTATCGAGGAGATACGCAAGCAGGAGGCGTTCATGGGTTATATCTCGTTCCAACGCGAGATGATGAACAACCCCATCACCGAGGGCAGCATTTTCCGCAACGACTGGATACGCTATTGCCGCCCCCTCCCGCTCGCCCGGTATGACTATCTCGTCTGCTACTGCGACCCCTCGTTCAAGTCCACCACCCGCAACGACTACAAGGCCATCAAGCTGTGGGGCAAGACCGGGACTGACCTCCATTGCCTCGCCGCCTTCGTCCGGCAGTGCTCCGTCGCCGAGATGGTCGGGTGGTTCTACGACCTCCACGAGAAAATCACAGCCGCCAACGCCGTCTGCTCCTATTATATTGAGGCCAATTTCCTCCAGCAGATCCTCCTCGACGAGTTCGTCCGCGAGGGCAACGTGCGCGGCTATCAGCTCCCCATCTTCGGCGACAAGCGCAAGAAGCCCGATAAGTTTCAGCGTATCGAGGCCATCTCCCCGCTATGGGAGCACGGACACGTCTATTACAATGAGCGCATGAAAAACGACCCCGACATGCGCGTTGGCATTGATCAGACGCTCTCCTGCGAGCGCGGTATGTCCGGCCACGACGACGGCCCGGACGCCGACGAGGGTGCGATTTTCATTCTCCAGGGGCTTACCCGACAACAGACATTCAAACCATCATACGGCAGACGAAAGTCGCCTAAATCTTCATGGTAACAATTATGAGCATTTTCAAAAACATCAAGGCCTGGTTCCGGGCGGTCGTCTTCGACTGCCGCCTCAGCCACTGCCGCCGCGAGGCCGACCGCCGCCGCGCACTCTCAGGGCAGAAACAACTCGTCATCGTCCTCAACCGCCGTCCCGTCGTCGTCAGCAAGCAGCATATCAGGCAGCTCGTCCGCGAGGGTATGTATCGCCGGGGCGTTACCGCCGCCGACATCGAGGCCAAGGCTATCTACCGAACTCTCTAACCCCCCCTCCGTTATGGCTTTCCTTACCACCGACGACTACCGCGTCGTCACTTGCCCCGCCGACCTCGAAATCATCTGCCAGTCCTCCCTCGACATCCGCCAGCAGGCCGAGCGCGTCGCTATGGAGGAGGTCGCCGGGTATGTCCGCACCCGCTATGACATCGACTCCGCCTACGCCAAAACCGACATCGCCCGAAACCCCCTCCTCGTGCAGCTGACCGTCTGCATCGCCCTTTGGTGGCTCGGCCAATGGTTGCCCGGCATGATAGGCGGCGACATGAGGCAGACGCTTTACGACAATGCCATTGCCCGGCTCAAAGACATTCAGAAAGGCAACTTTACTCCCGACTTTCCCGAATATCCCGACGGCGGAGATCCCGACAGCGGCCTCGGGGGCAACCCCATGCGCTATGGGTCTATGAAAAAGAACGGTTGGGATTGGTAATTTTTTGTTCTGCGCGGGTGCTTTAGCGCCCGCTTAATCAGTGTTTGAACGATGTTAAAACTATCGGCGAAAATTGAAATAACAGGCGAGAAAAAGTGGGTATTCGAGAAGATAACCGCTTGCGAGATCGTGCGCGACAGCGACGCGCTCACGACCACCTGCAAGCTCACTCTCCCCCGAAAGGTAAAGTGGAAAGGCGAAACCTCCAACCCCATCAAGCGCGGCGACAAAATCTCCGTGTGGCTCGGCTATGACGACAACCTCCAACTCGCTTTTACCGGGTATGTGCTGCGAAAGGGTTTCAAAGCCCCGATTGAAATTTTCTGCGAGGACGAGATGTTTATGCTCAAACAAACACCGTGCGTCAAAAAATCATATCGCAGCGTCGATATTCAGACCCTGCTTAAAGACCAAAACCTCCCTTATGACATAAAAGTGCTCGGCGAGCAGAACATTGGTCAGTACCGCGCCAATTTTGAAACGGTGGCCGAGTTGCTTTCCCACCTCAAAGAAAACAACATCCGCACTTTCTTCCGTATCGAGAACGACAAACCCGTGCTTTACTGCGGCGTTCTTTTCGACCATGGTAACGAAATGCGGCAGGTGTTCGCCACCGGGATAAACATAATATCTGACAGCAGCCTCGACGAACAGAAAGCCGAGGACATGAAGATTAAACTGAAAGTAGTGAGCCTACAGCCCGACAATAAAAAGAAAATCAAGGTCGAGGTGGGGGACGCTGACGGAGAAAAAAGAACCCTGCATTGCTACGGCATGACGGAATCAGAGGCCAAAGCCTGGGGCGAGCAGGAACTTGAAAGGTTGAAACGCGACGGCCTTACCGGGTCGTTTCAGACTTTCGGCCACGTTCTGCTTGATGTGCTTGATGTGATAGGCATTAAGATTGACGGCGAGCGCAAAGGCAAATATCAAGTCGCTAAAAATACAATCACTTTCGGAAGCGGTGGCTTCCGGCAAGACATAACCCTCGGCGCGAGGGCGGCAGAATGAATATTCAGAACGCTATAAAACGGCTCGCACTCTCCGGCTCGGAGATGTATCTGTGCGTCGCCACCGTCGACACGGTCGACGAAAAGGCGAGGACTATCGACTGCACTCCTATCAACGAGGGGGCGCAGCTCCTTGGCGTGAACTTACAGGCCGATCAGTCGCAGGAGGTCGGCGTGATTTCTTTTCCCGCCGTCGGTTCTGATGTCGTTGTAGGCTTCCTTAGCCCCGCCGTCGCCGTCGTGCTGCTCACAACCGAGATTACCAAGGTAATGCTCAAAATCGGCGACACGGAGGCCGTCGTCGAGGATAACTCCGTTTTTCTCAAAACTCAGAAAGGCTCGGCCACCCTCACCGCCGACAACCTCAAACTCGACATCGACGGAACCACCCTCGAATTGAAGAAAGACCTCTCCGTGTGGAACGGCGGCTCTGAAACCACCGCCAACGCCACCGAATTGCAGAAACAGCTGAACGTCTGCAAGGCGAGAATCGACGCTATTATTAACGCTCTGAAATCTTCGGCTGTCGCTCCCCAGGACGGCGGCGCGACATACAAGGCTAATATCGCCGCCGCGCTCTCCGGCCTGACATCCGAGGATTATTCAAACATGATCGACGACAAGATTAAACACTGACAATGGCAAGCAAAAGATATACCTCTCAACTGAAAACGGTCGAGTCCATACGCCTCGCCGCTCGCGAAAACAACGAGGCCAAGGGCGGCGGCTCTATGCGCAAGCGCAAGAGCCTCGTGATGATGTTGAACCAACAGACCCAGTCCCTCACAAAGCAGGATGTCGCCCGGTGGCGAAAGGCCTGGGCTATGGCTCTCAATATCGAGAACCCGAAGCGCGGTGCGCTTTATTCCATTTACACCGACGCGCTCGTAGATATGCACCTCACGGGCTGCTTTACTCAGCGTTATCACAAAACGCTCCTCAAAGCCTTTGTCATTGTCGACGAAAACGGAAAGGAGGACGAGGAGGCTCAAAAAATTTTCGAGAGCAAGTGGTTCCACCATTTCCTCCTCCGCGCCCTTGAATCCATCGGCTGGGGGCACTCCCTCATTCAGTTGGGCGACGTGATCACCGACGCTAACGGCGTGATGAAGTTCTCCGACGTGGAACTCGTCCCCCGCGAGCACGTATGCCCTGAATATGGTGTTCTCCTCCGCGAGCGTTCCGATTCCCCCGACATCGGTATCCCTTACCGCGAGGGCGCGTTGGCCGACTGGTGCGTAGAGGTCGGCGACTCCCGCGACCTCGGGCTGTTGCTGAAATGCGCTCCCCAGGCTATCGCAAAAAAGAACATGACTACCTATTGGGACGTATTCGGCGAGATTTTCGGTATGCCTATGCGCGTCGGTACTACTACCTCGCAGAATCCCGCCGACCGCAAGCAGATCGAGGTCATGCTCGAGGAGATGGGCGCGGCAGGATGGGCTTTATTCCCCGAGGGCACGACCATCGAAATCAAGGAGTCATCTCGCGGCGACGCTTACAACGTCTATGACCGCCGGATTGACCGCGCAAACTCCGAAATGTCTAAGGGTGTCCTCGGGCAGACCATGACCATCGACAACGGCTCGTCCCACTCTCAGTCGGAAACTCACCTCGAAGTGTTCGAGAACATCTGCGCCGCCGACGCACGGCTTATAGAGTATGTCGTGAACGACGACCTCATTCCGAAAATGATCCGTCTCGGTTTCCCGCTTGTTGGACGTTCTTTCGCGTGGGACGACGCGGCCACATACTCGCCCGCCGAACAGCGCGAGCTTGAACGTGTCCTCCTCCAATACTACGACATCGACCCGCAGTATTTCACCGAAAAATATAAAATCCCCATCACCGGGGCGAAAAATTCCGACGGCGGTTTTTTCGAGTAGGGGGTGAGGAGTCCGCAGACAAGGAGGCCAAACCCCATGACTCAAAGAAACAGAAAGCCGACCATTACCGCTTGTTTAATCGGGCATTAAACACTCTTTACGAGCCGGATCTTCTCCGCCTCGCGGGTGGCAATGTCGGGCGCGTGCCTTTCAACCGCGAGGTCTTCGACCGCGCCGTGCGTGAGGTCTTCGCCAAGGGCGGTTTCTCACCCGAGATGTTGGCCGACCCAGCTGTCGCCGCCCTCGTCGAGGAAACTTATAACGCCCTCAACCGAGCCGTCGACACGGCCATTAAGACCGAGACTCCACCCGAGCTGACCGCCGCCCTCCAAAACAACGCTTTTATCTTCTCCGGCTTCAAGACCTATCACTCGCTTTCCGAGGTAGGTCTTGCCCTCACTGACTCCGACGGCCACGTCAAGCCGTTTGAGGTATTCCGGCGCGATGTCGAGGCCATTGACCGAAAGTATAACGTCAACTATCTCTATGCCGAGTATAACCACGCCGTTCACACTTCGCAGATGGCCGTCAGATGGCACGACTTTATGGCCGACGGCGACCGTTATAATCTGCAGTACCGCACCGCCGGGGACGAGCGCGTCCGCTCCGAGCACGCCGCACTCGACAATACGACACTCCCGCCCTCCGACCCGTTCTGGAACGACTATCTCCCGCCAAATGGCTGGAACTGCCGCTGCAACGTCGTGCAGGTGCTCCGCGATGATTACCCCATGTCCGACCCCGCTGTCGCAAAGGCGGCGGGCGACGCTTGCACCGATGACCCTAAGGCGCGGATCTTCCGTTACAACGCCGGGCGCGAGATGACCATTTTCCCCAAGAAGCACCCATATCTCCCCAAGGGCTGCGACGGGTGCCCGCGCAATGGCGGCAGCGGCCTCTCTCTCGGCAGGGTTCCGGGAAGTGAGAAGTGCCGCGCCTGTGATGCCGTGCAGGAGGTGTGTCGCGCTCATGAGGAGGCAACTCTCAATGATAAGCTCCGCGCCCTCCTCTCCGAGAAGGGGCGCGAGCTCACACGCTTGCTCCGCGAGATTGTTGCCTCAAGACGCTTTAAGGAGGTCGAAGGGCATGAGGGTGTCCGCTCCGCCATCAGCGACAAAGACCCGGATTATACGCCGTTGGTCGCTTGTGCCGACAAGGCCGTCGCGCATGGTTATAATGTCGCGATGCTCCCCAACCCTAAAGGTATAAGGACACCCGACTTTATTCTCTATAATGGTAAATTTATTGCCGCCTACGATGTCAAGACTATATCCGGCCAAAACTCGGTCGGCAATCGTCTGTCAGAAAGTATTGGCCAGACAAACCGCGTCATTCTGAATATGGCGACGACCTATAACGCCCGCTCCCTCGCGAGGGATCTGCGCAGTTATTTCGAGGCCAACAAGGACGCTGTGGAGGTCGTGATTTTCAAGGGAGGCGATAGGATTTCAGTAACAAGAAAGCAGATTGACAACAATTTTGAACGTGTATTTATGAAACGCTATGGCCGCAAAAAATAAAAGCCGCTAATGCGGCCCTTACCGGAGTAGTGTCGTAAGTCTTGCTCCTAACAAGGGAACGTTGCCCTGACGGTCATTGCTGACGCCGCAAAGTTAGCGGTTTTTTCTGATATAACAAACTCAAACCCCGATTTTTCAACACAATGGACGAAAAAATTACAATCACTGCCGAGTTCTCTCAGACCGACGTCGCCGCCGCGCTCCTCTGTCTCGGCGAGGAACTCACTCCCGAGATTTGGGAGCAGATAAAGGCCGCGCCCTCCAAAATCGACTTCTCGAAGATCGAGGATAAGTCTGAGCGTTTGCAGGTCAAGCTCGGCCTTATTTGCCTCCTTTTCGGTAATCTCGCCGACTGATGCCCCGTAACATTTACGACGACATCCTGCGCGACGCCCGCGTCAAGCTCACGGAGATGTTCAATAACAATTTCCGAGAGCAGGGCTTCTTTGGCCAGAAGTGGGTCGCCACAAAGGTCAGCAAGGTCAACAGGCGCGGCGCCGGATCCATCCTCATTGTCACGGGAGCCATGCGCCGCTCAATCCGCTCTATGGTGCGCGGGATGGCCGTCGTTTTTACTTCCAATCTCCCTTACACCGCACTCCACAACGAGGGCGGAAATTTCTCCGTCACCGTCCGCGCCCATTCCCGCACCAATCGTAAGACCGGGAACACCACAACCGTCCGTTCCCACTCCCGCCGGATGTCTATGCCGCAGCGTCAGTTCATCGGCGATCACGAGAAGGTACAGCAGGCCCTCGGCGACATTGTCAATAAAAACCTCCAAGAGTTCTCCCAAAGACTCGCGGATAATTTCAACAGAAGATGAGATTACGCCTTTTTAGCGACATAGAGGCCCGTCTGTCGCGTGTCCGCCTCGTAGATAAGGAATTTATCTACTGCCCGCCCGAAAGCGCCACAATCGCAAAATTACCCGGCTCCCCGGCCATCAACCACGTCGGCCTGTGGAACGAGAACACCACACGACTCACGCAGCTGCGCCCCCTCAAACCTCCCGCCGTCTTTATAGAGTTCTATCCCGTTACTTGGGGAGAGCTTGGCCGCAACGCCGTGCATGGTGATATGGTCATCCGCCTCCATATCGTCACCGCCACTCTCGCGGAGACCGATACCCCTTACCGGGAAGAAGCTCTCCACCGCTTCCGGCTGATCCGCGCCGTCAAGGCCGCTTTCGTCAATTTTGGCGGTGGCGCTGACGCCCGGGGACGCAGCTTCTCCCGATTCCGCTATTCCGGCTCCTCGACCGACCACAACCACGAGCAGGTCTGCGAGGACTTGGAGGAGTGGACTACCCATTGCGTCGATTGCTCCGCCGTCATCGACAACGGTTATATCCTCACGCCTCACAACGTCACCCTCGACACGGGCGACATCTTCGCCGACGCTTTCGGCGAGGAGATGGTATAAACGCAACACCGCCCGCAGCTCTTTCGTCTGCGGGCGGTGTCGCTTTAGTCTATGTCGTCAAAGAGTGATGGTTGCTCGTCCTGCGGCTCCTTGTAGCCCTCAAGTCCCCGCCTAAGATAGCTCAGAAATGTATGGTAACACATGGGGTACACCGGGAATACATAATGCTTCCACACCTGCTTGTAGCATTTCGCGAGGTTACCCCTCTCGTAATGCCGCCGGGTGATGTCGCACACGTGTTGTATGCGCAGAAGTGTATTTTTGTGAGGTTTTGTCGCCATGTTAGGAATTTAACCGCTATCTTTGCAACACGTTCCACGGTGTCGCTCGTCGTTTGGTTAATTCCTGCGGCGGGCTTCATTCTTTTCATGCCTTGCCGTTCTTTTCGTATGGCTCGACGGCCACATAGCCCTCGATGTGCTTCCTCACTAAACCCGACCCGCCACAGATGGGGCATTTTACCTTGTGGCTTCCGTTGAAGCTGTCAACCTCAACCGTCCCCTCTGCCTTGCAGTTGCGGCACACCTCTATCGTGTCGCGGGTGAAATCTCTGCGCTTTTTCATTCGGCCTATCCCTCGGTTTTCGGTTCTACATAAAAGGTCTCTTTCTGCACCACCGAGATATGACAGGCTTCCATCACGAGCTGGCAGTCTTCCAGTTCGCGCTCGGCGAGTAGTTTGTCCTTGGCTACCTCCTCCACGGTGCGGATATAGTTCTTGCCTTTCAGTTTCAGCAGTTCGAGCACTCCCGCCCACGTCATTCCCTTGCCGGGTTTCAGCTGCGGGTTGCCGATACGGAATCCGAGTGTCCCGTGCGTCGTCTCCATGCTCTTGCGTTTGCTGAAATGCTCGTCGCGGTTCTCGGTGGCGAATGCTTGCAGACGCTCGAATGCCTCCTCCTTTTCGGTGTCGAGGTCGGCGAGCCGGGAGGCATACTCCTCGCGGATCTCCGAGAGTCTGCCGTCCATCTCTGCGGTCAGGGCGCGTTGCGCCGCGTCGGCGGTGGCGTAGTTGTGCATCGCCTCCTCCATCTCCTCGCGGGTGATCCCGCTCAGAATTACTTTCTTCTTTCGTGCCATTGTTCTAATGGGGTTTAATTGGTGATTGAATATTGTTTATTTGTCGTTTGATAGTTTTACCGGGAACACGTCCATGATGGCCGTTTCTGTTACCCCGGCTATTTTGTAGTCCACCATGAGGTTGATTTCGCTCTTGAAGCCCGAGATGGCCTCCTCGATGTCCCCGGCCTCGACCATGAAGTCGTGCGGCGTGAGTTTATCCGCGCCCGAACGCTCGTCAATCGAGATGAACATTGCGCGGACTTTATACCAATAGCCGCCGCTTTCCGAGGGGAAGACATCGGCGATTTTCGCTTTCTTGACTGCGTTTACCTCGAAGCTGCCGCTGATTTGCGACTGCATCTCCTCGGTAATCCTCGCCTCGGCCTCCGCGAACGACAGCGCGTCCACAAGGTAGACCTCGGTCGTTTTCTTAACCGCTCCGTTCTCCATGACCTTGTCATAGCGGAGCTTCGTTTCAATCCATTGTGCCATTGTTGTTGTTTTTAGGGGTTGTTATTCTGTTTTTGTCATAGGGTTCCTCGGTTATCTTGTACCATTCGATGTCGGGTTCTTCGAGTCCGAAAAATTCTATTACCTCGGCGCGGGTCTTCGAGCCTATGTATTCGGGAGTGACTATGCGCCCCGTCGTGCGCTCCTTGGCTCTGATTCTGTAATGGGTCTGTTCCATATCATTCGTCGCTTATGTTGAAGTCGGGTTCATATTCGGCGATGTTGGCCTCGTCCTCCGCCCACATTGCCAGTTCGCGAAGCAGCTCCACATATTCCGGCGTGGAGAGTTCCACCGTCACTTCCTTGATCTCTTGCTTGATTTTCTTTATTAGGCTCATATTTCCATGTATGATAAAATGTGTTTGATTACCTCTACCGTCCAGCCGTTGCCGAGCATTTTATATTGCTGCGTCGCCGAACACTCCCATCTGTACCATTCGGGGATGGTCTGCAGCCGGGCGCACTCGGTCGGAGTGAGGCGGCGCAGTATGTCGCCCGGCGCGATGATCAGCGGGGACTGCCCGGCGCGGGAGGAACAGAGGGCGGGAGCTATACCGTCGGCCGAGTAGACGCGGTTCTGCTGATACGGCTGTTTGCCGTTGCTCTCTGTGGACGGATTTATCTGCACCACGGCGCGGCGGCGCAGTATGTTGTTTTGTTTCCAGGCGTTCGCGGTCAACGTCGGCGATTTGCCGATGTAGGCCGTCCCGCCTTTCTTGCCGCGTGGCCGTTGCAGGATTATATCCATGTCGGAATGGTTGCCGCAGCCGTGCCCGCCAACCGTAAGGCAGGAGGCTTTGGTCTGATCGCGTTTAATCTGACCGTATCGGTTGATTTTTACGATGTCATACATTCCCTTGCCGCCAATCTTTACGGCTGTGCTTTTTTCCTCGGGAGTACGAACCACCATGCCGAAGTTCCGGCCTTTCCGCTCGTTCCGCTCCTTGTGTGCTATCAGATTGCGGATAACCGCGTCGGTCAGGTGATATTTTTCGTCCACCTCGTCCTCCAATATGTCGGCGAGATACAGTCCCCGGTCTTCGGGTTGCGGAATGTCGGTGCGGTGGCCGTCGAAAAGGTTCAGCGGCGCGGTGCGTATGTTGCTCCAATATAGCCTCACTCGGTTCTGCGCCGATACGAGTGCGGAGTTTATCACCGCCGGGTGCAGTCCGTCGAGGCATTGGGTGATTATCGCCTCGTTGGCTCTTTTCATGCGCACGTTTTCAAGCAGAAATTTAACCTCAGGGTTCAGTCCGTAGGCTTGATGAACTATCCTCTGAAATTCAAAGAATAGTTTGCTGCGCGGATCCTCGAAGTTAAGTTGTTTGCCCGCAAAACTGAACCCCTGGCAGGGCGAACCCGCAAGTATAAGGTCTATCTTCGGCAACTGCCCCATACTGACTCCGCGCACGTCGCCCAACTGGATAGTGGCGGGGAAGTTGAGTTGCGTCTGCGCTATGCAGAACTTGTCTATCTCGGAGGCATAGTATGCGTCCACCTCGATACCAAGTTCGCGAAGCGCGATCTGACCGCAGCTCATACCGTCGAAAAGACTTAATACTTTCAGACCCATTGTTGCGTCAGTTTAGAAGTAAATCATCTTTGCCGAACCGCGCCTCGTAGGCTATCTGCCCGGCCACCTCGTTCACGGCCTTTGCGTCTTTCTGACGTTTCAGAAACATATTGTAGATGGTGGTCAGTCGGTCGTAGGAAATTTGGTTGAAGTTCTCGGTCTTGGCGGCGCGACAAGCAACGCCTTTGATGTAGTCCACACCCTCGTCGCCTTTTCCGATAAGGCGAAGCCAACCGCCGATGGCGGCCATCACGCGCTTGCGCATTTTGTCCCGCTTGGCGTCCTCCGGGTTCAAGATGTCATTCAGATGGTCGCAGAGCTCGGTCAGCTCCGCGTTGCTGAGGTCTTTGCTGCTCTCCACTCCGTAGCCCGACAGCAGCGCGAGCTTCATGTCCGCGTCAAGGTTCAGCCTGGTGCAGAGCGTGTGGAATTTTTTCAGCAGCCACTTTTGGTTTTGTTGCGTGATTGTTGCCATAATATCTCGTTATTTGTCGTTGTCGATGATTTGGGCGTAATACCTGGCCGCGCCCTCCGGCCATATCACAAACTCCTCGCCGCCGCCCTCGGCGGTCGCAAAGCGGGTCGTGGGGAATGCCTTGAAACCCTCGACGCGCAGTTTTACCTCGGAGAGTTTGCGGACGTGCCGCGCTACTGCCGGATAGGGCTTGCCTCCCTCCTCGTGCGCGATGAAGATGAACAGCTTGTTTGGAAACTCGTCCATCAGCGAGGCAAAGGTGGCGCGGGTGAAGCCGACCAACGCCGTTATGGAATCTATCACCACCACCTGCGGGCTTTTCCGCTTGCGCAGCCTCTCCCGCAACGCGGGGATCTGCTCCTTGTCTAAGATGATGACCTTGTTGCCGAGGTCGCCCATATTTGCGTCGTTCCACGAGTTCTGAAAACTCAGCGAGTAGCCCTGCTCGATGGTGTCGTAGGCCACGCGGTCAACAAACCGCGAGAGATAGGCGAGCAACTGGAGCGCGAAGTGCGTCTTGCCGCTGCCGCTCTCCCCGAAGATGATCCATGCGCCCCGGAGTTCCGGCTTGCCTATGGTGGCAAGCCACTCCCCGGAGAAGTCCGCGACCGTGAATTTCGCGTCGCACATATTCTTGTTGCTTAATGCCCGTGCCATTATATCGCTGTTTAATCAGTGCTTAATCGTTTTCGCCCGATTTGAGTTTGAGGGCGCACACGAGGCGTTTTACGCGCCGCAGGTCGTTGTCCGAGTCCTCGATGATTCTTTCTATCTCCCGGCGGTCTTCAAGGCCGTTGGCCATACATACGGCCTTGATGTCGCCCCGGTTTACAACGGGCATCGGTATGAACTTGCGGCCTATGCGCGAGTAGATTTCCTTGTAACCCTTGCGGTTGTTGTTTGCTCCGCGCTCGATGCGCTTTTTGAGGTATTGGGTGGCGCAGAGTACAATCCCCACCGTGTCCTCCAATTTGTTGTAAATCGTGATGAAGAAGTGAAGCACTTGGTCGCTCAGCTTGTCGGCCTCGTCCATCACTATCAGAACCCCCTCGCGGCGTTTGAGCTGTCTTATGGCCTCACGCACCATATCGGCCACCGTCGTGCCGCCCGGCTCTACTCCGAGGCTCTGCAACAGTTCGCCGAGAAACTCCTTGCGGTTCCAATATTCCGAGCAACTGAGCGCGATCACGCCACGGTTCTGTTCGGCGTAGGTCTTTATCGCCTGGCTTTTGCCGCAGCCCGCGTCGCCCACAACGGCCATTACGAGGGAGTGCTGCTGCGCGTCGGTCAGAACCTGCGTCATGCGGGCGTAACCCTCGGTCTGAACCACCGACCATCGGCGCGGGTCGTAGCCTATCTGATTGGCTACCGTGCGCCACATATCGTCGGCTATAAGTTCCCACTTGCCGTTGAGCATTTGGCTCACCGTGGCCGCGCTCACGCCACGCAGTGATTTCGCGGCGGCGTTTTGGCTCTCTTTGCTTTCCACATACGCCCTCAGTTTGGCGGCTATGGCTTCTTTTTCTGTCTGTTTCATTTCCTTTATTAGTGTTTAGTATAAGTCCCTTGTCGATGTGGCCGCGCCCGCTCCCGCGCTCTCCTCGTAGGCGGCCTCCTCCGTGATGTCGGTGTATTCGAGGCGGTATTGGTTCTTGCGGTCTTTGTTCTGCCCCCGGCTGTCGGTCAGCACCCCGGTGATGTAGGGGTTGTGCAGGTCGGGGTGTTGAAGCAGACTCTCCCTTACCGTTGCGGTCGCTTGCGCATCATGCTCGATCACCATCCGTTTGAGGTCGTTGTTGAAGTCGCGCACACGCTGCAGCTCCTCCGCATCGCCGGGACGGCGGTCGGCAAGTGCCATCGGCTGCTGATATTTTTCTTCAAGCAAGAATCTTATATCGCCCTCGTCGCTCACGGCCAAAACCTCCTGCATATTGTCGGGGTCATACTTGACGTTCCAACGGAGGTGCGCGTATTTCCTAAATTCGAGGTCGAAGCAGTCATAAGTGTGTCGCTCTCCGAGGAGGCGTATATTGAGGCCGCTCCCCTCCAAGGTGTTTTTATATCCGGTTTCCATTCCGAAGTTGAGCAGATAACTCTCGGTTGTCATAGGCAGGAGATGGTCGGGGGCAATCTTGCGGAATCCGGCCACATACTCCTCACGCTTGAGGGCGCGTTCCGATTCGATGATCCATTCTATCTGCCCGCGAACCTCTGCCTCCTCCGGAATCTGTCCTTTATGGGCGTTGAGCCATTCCATATTGGGCTGGCTTTCCTTGCGGGAGGTTATGCCGTAGCCGCTCCAGTTGCCCGCGCATTTTTTCGCGTATTTATGATTGATGTGCTTGAAATATGGCTCTATGACCTTGGCTTTAGCATTGCCAAGTCCGGCGGGTGTTACATATTCGGCCATTCCGTAGGTCGGGAGCATAACCTTGATTTGGTAATTGTCGCTCTGAATCTGCACGGGGCGCAGACGTTTGCCGTAGAGTTCCGCTGTATGGTTCACGGCATTGCGGAGTGCTGACTTTATCAGTTCGGGGCTTTCCTGCGTCCCGATCGCGTAACCTATGGGGTATTTGTTGAAAGGGTCGAGTACCACTACCACCGTCATGCGGTTGCAGTAGGTGGTGCGTCCGCCGCGCTTACCCTCGGTGCGCTTCTTGTAGTAGAGTTCCACCGTCCAACCGTCGAGCGTCCAATACAACATCGGTGTGGTCGGGGCAAATCTCTTGACCTGCATTGCGCGGGTGTTCATAAATTCCTTTGCGCCGTAGCGTCCTGCGTCCACCGCCCATCCGAACCGCTGCGCCCAGTTCCAAACCGTCCGGCGGTCGATCTTCTTCCAACCCAACGCCTCGCAGACGGTGTTGTAATAGTCGGCCACTTCCTGGCAGTCGGGGTTGGTGTGATAGCTGATGAACTTTGTAATGAGTGCCACCTGCTCGGGGGTCGCAACCCTCGCGGCGTTCTTGTTGCGGAACTTGCCGCTGATCAACACCTCGTAATGGGACTCGCCGCCTTTGAAAAACTCTTGATATTTACGCTGCAGCACCCTTGGGTTCTCGGGGAGGCTGTGGGGGTAGATGTCGGCCACGCGGGGAAGATGCGCCGCAACCGCCGCCCAAAAATCGCTCATTTTCACCCGGCGGCTCCTGCCGACCTTGCGCTGCTCGGCGGCGGCTTCCATAAGCCGCGCCCGGCAAGCGTTCAGTATCGAGGCCGAGTTGGTGTATTGCATTCGCTTCTCGTGGCTCAGTCCCCGCGCCCCGTCTATGCTGACCGCCTCGTAGTATATCGCTGCGGCTTGGTCTATCACGATGGTGTCGATGAACGCCCTCGCCTTGGCTTGCGCCTCCGGGTCGGTATATCGTTTCTTTATCTCCGCTTTATGCTTGGCCGGAAAAGTGCTTACGTCGAAAAGAGCGGGTTTGCCATAACAAGCACGTTGAACCTGCGTTACAATACCGCGTTCCACCATCTTGCGGAGATAAGACGGAGTAACAATGCCGTCTGTAACCTCGGCGTGTGTTATGCAAAGTATGCCGTCGCGAAGTTCCATTGTTCTTAGTTTTTAGAGGCTCATTGCCCGTTCTTGAATCTTTTTCATCTCAGAAAGAAGCGGATTATCGTAGATGCGAACCACTTCTCCATGTTTGTTGCGGAGCGTAACTTGTCCAGTTCTAAGACTCCCCTCTATGAGCGCACCGTTCCTAAAGGGTTGTATCAAGTAACGCGTCATTGTTCCGTCTGCGTCCTCGCGGTTGGTGATGTAGATTGTGTCGAACTCGTGAGTCAGAACCATTTGTTGACCACCGCGCTCGATTGCTGCCGTTCTGATCTTCTTGTGGATTTCGTTGTTGCGGTGGTATTTAATAGCGTGCCATACCGTTACGGCAGATACCCCAAAGAGGCGTTGGAGATACTTATTCTCCTCGGGGGTGATTACAATCATTTTTTTACGTTCCATCATTTTAGTTGATTTATTTGGTTTCCGATACTTGCTATCTGTTTCTCCAAGATTCCGAGGGTGCGGCAGACCATTCCATACTCGCGGCACGTTGCACGGTCGTATTCGGTCGGCAGTTGCGATTCAAAAAAGTCTGCCGTTCCCTCTATCTCGTCGTGAGTCTTGATTAAACAGCGTTTAACCGTCTGCAAGGCTTTCCGTCTTTCCTCCTGCGCTATCATTCGGCGTGTGCTGCTAAGTGTGCCAAACCCTCGATTTCCTCTATCAGAGTCTGCTCAGCCTGGAGTTGGAGCAGATGAGCGAGGTTTGCCATTTGATTTGTGCTGTTGCGGGTCAGACCGCCTCGGGCAATCTGATTCACCTTGCGCTGCGCCATGTCGAGGAAGAACTTGCTGAGGTCTTCGCCCTCCCATTCTTCCATTTCCTCGGCGAGGCGAGCGTAGAACTTGCGGCGGGTCTGCTCCACAAACATATCCTCGGCGTTCCATTCAAAGAAACTGCGGTAATTGGAGGTCATGCGCTCCGAGTAGGTCGCAATGTGCTTATCTATCATGCGGAGGGTGCGGGCGATTGTGTCCTTTACGGCCTCTATTGCTGTTTTGGTGGATGTTTTAGTAGTCATATTTTCTGTAATTAGGGATATTCAGAAAATATCCAACTAATTGTTTGCCAGAGTCATAGATATTTTGTAACTTTACAAAGAACC